CACATGCTCAACATGTGCCTGTGAGTTCACAGAGGGAGAGGGAGGCACTAGTGGATACTTCGGATCCATCCCAGTATCATTTTGTCCATACTGCCTATCCTCTATACATGAGATGCTGGATCATCAATATGATTAGACAGAAAGAATTCCGGCTTGCTAAAAGACAATTCGCCGGAGTAACTGAATATCTCACTCAATGGAGATACGTCTACGCCGATACTAAGAAGGTATCTAAATGGTGGCAGATATGGTTACAGAACTATGAGATGGTCTATGAATACGGAGAGTGGGTAGACATGCCTGCTGTGGATATCACTTCACAAAGCCTGTAATAATCGATTACACTTCCTATCATCAATGCACTGAAAATATGTGTGAAAGGATAGAAGATGTATATGCAATTACAAACGATAGTAGTCACTAACATCCTGAATAAACAATTCAAAAATATTGGGGTGAGATATGACTACAGCTAAGAAAGGTGCTGGCAGACCAGCAGGAAGCCCCAACAAGAGCACAGGAGAGGCACGACAGGCCATAGCCCTATTCGTAGACTCGAACGCTCCTAGGCTCACTGAGTGGCTCGAAAGGGTTGCTGATGGTGTGAAGGATGAAGAGGGCAAATACGTTGTCCCACCTAACCCAGCCAAAGCATTCGACATGTTCCAAAGCGTGGTGGAATACCATGTGCCTAAACTAGCAAGGACTGAAATAGCCGGGGATCCCAATGCCCCAGTGAGAGTTGAGGGCCAGTTCGATATATTCGACGAGCTCTTGAAGCATTACTCTATGTCTAGGCAAGAAGGTCAATGAGCTCGATAGTCGAGCTATTAAAGAGCCCCGACATCAGGGATAGGTTTAGAAGCCTAGACCCTAGAGAGCAGATCACCTTCGAGTGGCGTGCTAAATGGAACAGTAAGGCCCACAAGTTCCAACTGGAACCTGCTGGCGACTGGAACATATGGCTTATGCTCGGTGGGCGAGGCTCAGGTAAGACACGCACCAGTGCTGAGACACTTGGCTACTGGGCCGCTAGTGAGCCCAATACTCGCTGGCTCGTATCCGCTCCGACTAGCTCGGACTTACGCAATACCTGCTTTGAAGGTGAGTCCGGCCTATTGGCTGTGATCCCTAAAGAGCTCGTAATCGACTACAACAAATCCCTGCACCAGCTCAAGCTGTGGAATGGCTCCATCATTACTGGCGTACCAGCGTCAGAGCCTGAGCGTCATCGTGGAGGTCAGTACCATGGAGCGTGGCTAGATGAGCTCGCCGCATGGGACTATCTGCAAGAGACGTGGGACATGATCCAGTTCTCTGTACGTCTGATCGGTAAGCGTGGCACCAAGATACTGTGCTCTACCACGCCCAAACCAAAACCATTGATCATGGATCTGCTCCACCGGGAAGGTGACGACGTGACGGTGACTAAGGCATCGACTTACGTCAACATCAAGAACCTCGCCCCATCCTTTCAGAAACAGATCCTCCAGTACGAGGGCACGAACCTAGGCCGCCAAGAGATCCACGCAGAGATCATCGACCCTGAAGAGGGAGGCATCGTCAAGCGTGAATGGTTCCGACTATGGCCCGATGGTAAGAAATTTCCCAAGTTCGAGTACGTCATCCAGTCATACGACTGTGCGACATCCGATAAGACCTACAACGATCCGACAGGCTCGATCACCATGGCGGTATTCAAACCATTGGATGGCGGCATGTCAGTGCTCATCCTTGATTGCTGGCAGGAACACCTTCAATACCCTGACCTTCGACCCAAGGTGCTGGAAGAGTTCGAGGTCGTCTATGGTGAGGGCCGAGACCGTAAGCTGGTTGACATCGTACTAGTTGAGGACAAGTCAGCAGGCATCAGTCTTATACAAGACTTGCAACGTGCCCATCTGCCAGTCCATGCATATAACCCCGGCAGAGCTGACAAAGTCCAACGACTATCGATCGTGGCGAACATCATTAAGGCAGGCCGAGTGTGGGTGCCTGAGTCATCAGTACGCAGGGGATTCGTGAGAGATTGGGCCGAGGGCATGGTAAGTCAGATCTGCTCCTTCCCTGAAGGCACAGCTCATGACGAGTTCGTCGACTGCATCAGCCAAGGGCTCCGCTATCTGCGTGATGCCGGGTGGATCAGCATCGATGCACCACCAAGAGAAGAGATTGAACAAGAGGACATTTCTGATGCGGAGATCTACAATAGTCGTGGTAGAGAGAACCCTTATTCAGCGTGATACTACTAATGGCATTAGTAAGGGAAAACCCTAGGAAAGGATGAAGATGGGCAATGAAGACTACATGTACTACAAAAAAGACCACGAGACGTACGAGCGAACGCTCTATCTCGATGGGGTTCGATGTACTGTCAGAAACAATAGCTTCGAGATCAGCGTCCAAACCAACACCGAAATTTGGGAACAACTCGCCGTCCAACAACTCAGAGAATGGATCAAGTGGAGAAAAGAGCAAGCGGAGTTGCGAGAGTCTCGGAGTGTGCCAAGGTGATGGGCGTTGCCCTAATTGCCCTCCCATAGCATAATTACACTATTACTCAAATTGGATACTATCGTGCCCGACAAGTTACCCCCACACATTCGTGCTCAGATCGAAGACTTCAAGCGTAAAGCCACGCACAACGAAGCACTGAGCAACGAGTATCGGAGTTACTACGAAAAGCACCACACCCCAAACCAGCCGACCTATGAGCAATGGCTCAAGGACAACGGTAAGCAAAGAATGGCTAAAGGCGGCAAAGCGGCCTATCTCAAAGACAGCAAGGTAAAGAATCGTGTCTACCATGGCACCTATGATGATTTCGCCACGCCCAAAACAAACCATGGGGATGACGAATACTATAAGTTTGGCATCCATGTTGGCACTGCTGACCAAGCTAACAAACGAATTAAAGATATTAGTGGGCCGGGCAATTTCTCTCGCACTGTAGATAAAGCACCAAGCGTGATGCCATTGCACATCCATACCAAGAACCCATTGAGACTGGATGAAAACAGGTCAGGCCGCTGGGGTGTCAATGACATCCTTAGCACAATGATGGAGAAAGCAGATCAAGGCCATATTCATTCGATCCCCAAAGAACACGTTGATAACTACTTCAATGATGAGTTCAATATGGATAAGGCTCTAGGAAAGAAAAGCAATAGATTGTGGGCCAATGACTATGAATGGAATCCGGGCGAGAAATCAAAAGCTTTGAAGGCATACCTGCATAAGCTTGGGCATGACAGCATCGTATACAAGAACGAGCATGAAGGTGAAGGTGATAGCCATATCTTGCTCCATCCACACCAGCTCAAATCAGCCATCGGTAACCGTGGCACCTATGATCCCAATGAACATGACATCACCAAATCAAAAGGCGGTGACGTGAGTTTAAAAGAGATGCAAGATTACATTGCTAATAAAAATGGCACATACGAGGGTAGACGCTTTGAAAGAGCATCAGACGAAGTTCCACATTTAATGGAGTCTTACTCCCCTAAAGCTTTGCAAAGCCTTTTTACTGGCGACAATGCTAGAGCTTTAATGACTATGAATCCTGTCGACTTTGAAAAGTATGCCAAAGAAATTCCTGAAGTTACTGCAAGAGCTAAATTCAGCCGAGGACATCATGACCAGCAATTTGATGGAACAATGGAAGAGTATTTGAAACACCTTGCAAACATCAAACATTTTGATGCTGTCCCTTATTTAGGAGTTAACAAAGGAACAGCAGGCGAAGTTCAATTGCCATGGATATCAGAACATGAAGGAAGACATCGTAACCGAGCACTTGTTAATCGAGGTCACAAAACTTCGTTAGTGGAATTCATACCAAGAGCAGAATTGCGTGAAGCTTTTCCAAGACGGCACAGAGACGAATACATTGACGCAATTCGCAAAGAAATGGCATTGAGTGGTAATCGAGTCAAACCTGAAGAAATGTATGACGAAAATACTAAAGAAAATGTCCGAAGAAAAATTATTCAATTGCCTGACCTCTATGCAGGAGGCGGCGACGTACAAGGAAAACCTATGAATACCCCAACACTGGCACAGATGCGTCATAGCATTAACACCCATGGTAATCCTGAAATCATGGACAACATTGGCATCAATGAAGCCATGGACATGGATCCTAAAATCTTCGTTAGCCCTAACCCACACGACTCAGGAGTTCCTGCAACAGGTGGCGTAGCTGATAGCCATGGCCTGCCAATCGGTGGAGTAGACACCAATAACATGCAACCCGGACAACAGTTGAACCCACAAGATCCTAGTCAACAGCAACAGCCCGGTCAGGCACCACAAGCTGGACAGCCTCCAGCTCCCGGCGGTATGCCTACAGGTGCACCCGGTGGAATGCCAAGTGGCCCAATGCCTCCTGAAGGCAACATGCTGTCTATGACTCCTCAAGGTCAAACCATGCAAGCTATGCAAGGTGACCAAGGCCAGCAACAACAGCAACAGGGATTAGCAGAAGGTGGACAGCCTAAGCGTATGTTCAAAATCCAAACAGCTCATCAACATGAGGCGAGAAAAGAACCTGAGTTCACGCCCTATGAGCCAAAAGACATCAGCATTAAGAA